GCTCCTGCTGTGTTTATGTTTCCATAATCATGTCTATAGTAATCATAGACTGTGCCAGTTGTCCAGTTTCTTCTTGGTATTACATGTGAAGTGTCTGTACTTGCAACTTTCTTTGCTGATAAGAGATCATCGTAAATATAATATTCTGATCCTACATCATCATTAGGTGTTGGCGGACTTGTATCAGTGCCGTCATTAAATGCTTGATTATCAGAAAATGGTTGAGGTCTTCCAATACCTAGATAAAAGGTATCAGAGCTAAAACTTGATTTAAACTGTTCAGCGTTATGGACTCTAAACTTGTTTGTTATTATTGCTGGCATTTTGTTTCCTTCATATTATATTTATAAGTCATTTTTGGTATTTTAATCCTCTATTCCTTACTATTTATTCCACCAAAAGTGGATATGCCGAACATTTATTAACTCTTATCTGCTATTAACTTATTCTTCCAAGTTGTTTTAACATCATCAGTCCATACAGCATTTGCCACCGCTTGAACTTTTGCGTTTTCACCTGAAATGTCAGTTACAACCAAATTATCACTAGCATCTAAAGTTCCGGGATATAATACATGTCTGTGTCTGCTTCTACTAATCTCTACATTATCTTCTTTGATAACTGTATCAGTAGCAACTTGCACTGCTGTATATATTCCTACAACTTCTATTACTGCTATTTCTGTTTCTTTAGTTATTGCCATTTTTTTTCTCCTTAACTTGCTGCTTCATATGTGACAGTAAATACACATAATTCATTAGATGATGTTGTGTTCATACTACTTGGAAAAAACACTCTACTAGACACTAAATCACAGAATAAAATACCTGAATCATTACCACCTGCATTACTAGCAAAAGCAAAAGAGCCTGTTCCAATATCTGTTAGAGGTCCTGCAAAGGGAAATCCTCCAACTAAAGCACTAGTGTCATGAGCGATAGAGTTTGCTGCTTTCATGCTTCCTATAGCAACAACCATTCTCCCTGCCTTTACATATCTACCAACTGTTGTCACAGTTCCTGATGTGCTAAAATTAGTTAAAGTAGGTGTCCAAGTACCAAATTCATAATCATCTAATACATTCGATGCTGTATTAGCTGTTCCAACTCCGAGAGCAACTCCACTAGCGGCAGAAACAACTCCACCTGAATGAATTTTTATTCTGTCTGTATTATTAGTTCTGAAATACATATCTGCATTTTCATAATTATTTATGTAAACATCATTACCAGTTGCTTGAAGCAATAAGCCATCATTACTATTACTACCAGTTGTAGAGTTTTGAACTCTTATATTTGCTGTAGTGTTAGTAGATAAAGCAGTTATATTATTTCTAGCGGTAAATGTGTCAGAGGTCATTGTGTATTTGTCACTTCCACCAACTTTAATATCTATCTGGTCATCAGTATCTGCTGTAATACTTGTGTCACCATCTACATCTAATATAAACTCTGCACCATTGATATCTGTATTCATTGGTCCACCCACTGCACCAGATATTTCTACAATAAAGATTGAATCTCCACTTGCAGGTGCTGAAGTAAAACTAATTTGTGTACCACCTGTGGCTAGTGTATAGTCTGTTCCAGGTCTTTGAATAACACCATTCTTTGATACTAATAGCTGTGCTGCAGAACCTACTTGTGTACCTAGATTAAAAGCAGTAGTAGAACTATTAAAAGTTCCAGTAAAACCTAAATCTGTAAAAGTTCCGTTTTTAATTGATTGTCCTATGTATGCCATATTATTCTCCTGGGTCCGTTATTGTATTACCCGCTGCAACCCACTCAAGTATTTCTTGGTAGTGTCTGTTACCCTCGTCATGTGGAACATATTTTATATTACCGTCACTAAAAGTTGTTTTGTAAGTTTTACCCCACACATCATCTGAACCTTCTTTATAATAAAATTTTTCTACACTTGAAATCATAATTCTGCATCTGCCTCATATGTTGTTGTTGCGTTATTCATTCTACAATATCCATGCTGTCCGCCTCCAATAGATGAGTAACCTCCTATTTGAACATATCCTGAGTTTTTAATATTGGGTTCTGAAAAAGTAGCTTGTGTTGTTGAGTTTTGATTTACAGCAGTGCCGTCTGAAGATGTCCAATTTATTCTTACTTGTCTACTAGATGATACATCCGCCATTGTAGGTGTTGCTCTTTTTTCTACTGTAAAAGGAAAACTTGTTCTAGCTGTATCTGAACCAGATCCATATCCATAACCAATAAGATAGTCCCCAAAAGTGCCAAAACTTTCATAATATCTTTTACACTTTTGTAAATTATTCTCAAAACTCTCAAAAGGAAAAGTAGGTATTGTGTTAGTGTCAAACTCACCAACTTCGAGTTGAACGCCTGTGCAATACCATTCATTGTCTGTGTTGTCGGCTAAGTTTACTTGACCTACTGCTCTATTAGCAGATGTTGCCGATGTCCATGTTTCACTTAATGTTCCTGATGTATAATCTGAACCCATAGCTAACCACCAATTAACTTGCATAGCTTGAGTATTATCAAAATCATTTGCACCTGAAGTATCAGCAGGAAAAACTATTACCTTTTTTTCCCATGTGTTTGCAGAGTCTATTGTATAGCTTTTAGAAACTTGTCTTGTATTTTGGTCATCATATAATTCAGCAATATAAGTACCTGTTTTATTAGAACGAACCCAAAACGCTAAAGTTGTTTTTTCAGCATTAGCTGTGCCTTTTTTTACTGCAGCCTGATTAAATCCTTCTATTTTTTGGCTTAATCCTAATATGTCACCTGAACCAAGAGAAGCGTCTGCTGTTGTGCAATCGTATTTAAATGAATTGTTAAAACCTTGTCCTGTTGGAACGGTAGTGCTTTGTGATAAAGTCCAAGTTCCTGCACCACTAATCATAATTCTAAATCTATCTATAGTTTTATATGTGCCGCTTGTAACTCCTGTAACACTTGTAGCCCTCTGAGCCACGGACATATCTCCATTAATAATTATGGGAGTTACGATTCTACTTCTATCTAATCCCGCATCTGTTACTTTTGTAATTGTCATCTATCCTCCTATCCCTTACTATATTTATCTTTCACAGCTTTTATTGTAGTTTTCCACCCATCTATTCCGTTGTGATATATATCATCTAATTGGTCAGCGACACTAGGGTACTCTGCTCTACGTTTAGATTTATAACTGTCATTTTCTAAATCCCATGCGTCTTGCATTGATTTTAATCCGTTTGTACAGTCTGCTTCTGTAGGCTTAGAGCCACCATCATGCACAATTAAATTTGCATATACCTTGTTGTTTTCGTCACTCCATCCAAACCATTGTCCATCTCTAACTGTTATTAAATAGGCTTCAATATGATTTGGTTTACCATTAATATCTAACATTCTATGTATCTCCTAATCTTATAAATGTAACACCTGTTCTAAATTGAGCACTAGAACAATTTAAAGTAAAAGAATTGTTTGATTGAAGTTGAAATCTTATAAATTGATTTGCTACATCTGTAACATCAACAACAGGCATACAAGTAGTAGTAGTGTGTGTGCTTCCTGAATCTGCTATATTAGTATAATTTTCGGCAACAGCAGAAAAAGTATTATCACCACTGTCAAATTGTGGAGTTAAACTTACATACTGTGCTTCTGCACCATTTCTAATAAACTGTGCCTGAACATGAATTGCATAAAGACCTGTTTGAGGAAATGTAAATACACCTGATGATTGTGTCATTCCAGTTCCTATATTACTAAAATCAGTTGTATTTCTAGCCCAATTAGAATCTGCTGTTGTATTTTGAGAACTATTATAGTTAGCACTTGATGTAATTCTCCATTGGTCCATCATAGTGATATGAGCAGTGGATTTAGCTGCTGTGACTGCATCATCTGCTATATCTCCAGTCGCTATTGTTGCGTCTGTAATTGCATTTGTTCCTATTGTACTAACTGCCATGTTTACCCCTTGCTATTTGCATCCTTGACAGCCTTGATATGTGTGTACCAAGAACCTGTCTTATCTAATTTACCATCATTAATATCATGGTATAGTTTATCTAATTGTTCTTGCCATGATAAGTATTCCGTTCTTCTTTTACTTAAAACACCTGATAAAGTTTCTGCGGTATTACCTGCAGTTTCGTAAGATGCTATTTGTGAATCTGTTGGTTTAGTTACTCCTGATACATTCCATGTTTTTATATAATCATCAGAACCATCATTTTGTATTACAACATTTCCTGCTAAAAATTCTTCATCCCATGTTTTAGAATTTTCTTTTAAATATAATTTTATTTTTGTGCTAAGTACTGCCATATTAAACTCCTGCTAACCTGTGTCCTGCAAAAAAAGTATATGCTGACCTTGCACTTTGAGCAGAGCCTTCATCATGGTAAACATAAATTTCAATATAATCAGAAGCACTAAGACTTAATGTTATAGTTGAAGTAAAAGCACCATGCCTATTTGTATTTGGTGCAAATACTACTTGCCTACCAAAGTTTGCAGAACTTCCATTTTTGTAAAAAAATAATTCTAAATATTCTGTATCATCAATATTATCTAAATAAATTCCTGCTGTTAATACATATTTACCTGCTAAGTTTGCGGGTACAGTAAATTTATTAGAGGCAAAAGCAGAATTAGTGTCATAAACTTCAGAATCAAAAGTTATTTTTGTAAATGCTCCTGAATTTAAAGATTGGTCACCACTTAAATTTACTAAAAATGCAGGTGTATTTCCTATAACAGAATAATCAACTCTTTTTATTGTTCCCCCATCTGATATTAAAAATTCGTCTGTTGCTGCAGGAGGTAATGTTAAAGCTGTTTGTCCTGATATAATATTATTATTAAGATGTTCGCTTTCTACCGCATCATCTGCTATGGCACTAGCTGTTACAGAATCATTAGTAGGATTAATTGTTCCTACAGCCTTTGCTTGATGAACTACATAAATATTATTTGTACCAGAAGGAGGTGCTCCAGTAAATGTAAGTGTAGTCCCGCTTATGCCATATGCAGAGTTTGGGTCCTGTCGAACATTTTCTACAAAAACTTCTATGTCAAATACTGAACTCGGTGCAATGTCTAATGTAAAAGCAGTTGTGCTGCCATTACCACTAAACCTCTTACCTTGTAAAGATTGAAATGTATTTGTGGTATCTATAGGTGTACCAACATATGCCATTCTAGGTTATCTCCATGATTGACACAGCAATGTCAGCCGCACCAGACGCTGTTAATTTTAGCACGTCTGTGGTTTCCATTACTATTTTATTTCCACTTAGTAGTTCTAAAGTTCCACCAACAGGAATAGGTGCGTTAGTCACTAATTCCACGTCTTGGTTAGCTTCATTGTTTGCTCCTGCTCTGTTCGAAGTATCAGAACTCAATGTAACAGTTGCAGTTATTTGACTAGTTGTTGTATTACCTACCATAACACCAAGAACTACAGTTGTTGTAGCGCCGGCAACTGTGTAGATAACATCTTCACTAGTAACACCTGCTTTTGTCACTGTTTTAAATGTATTTGCCATTTATCCTCCTATCCTAATGCTATTGCTAATGCAGTCGGATCATCAGTTGAGAATCCTGCACTGGATAAATATGTTTTTACGTCCGATAAAGCAACTTGCTTCATCGTTCCTGCATCGTTAGTGACCAATCTGTCAGCATCTACTAAAGTTGTTGATGAAGCAGATGTATCACCATCCATGATATTTAATTCTGTAGCTGTCGATGTGACGGCAACATCTTCATTAATTTTTGGACTTGTTAAAGTTTTATTTGTAAGTGTTGCAGTCGAAGCTGTTGAAACTAAATCGACATCACCACCTGTACTTGGTAGTGTTAAAGTGTTTGAAGCACTTTCTGAGTGTGGTGCAGCCTGAAGTGTTTGTGCATGAGCATTTCCTGATTCACAATAGAATAAAATTTTTGATCTTGTGCCTGCATTTTTAAGATCAATTTTACCACCAGTTAAGAATAAAGCACCAGCGTCAGACATATCTAATGTCATTGGTGTAATATCTGAACCACCATCTGTGCCTTTAAATATAATATCTGTGTCATTACCTTGTGCGTCTATTGTAATATTACCTGCAGTTGTTGTGACGTTTACTGCGGCATCACCTGCAGTCACATCATCAAATGCTGTTGTTGTTGAAACTGTTGCAAAAGATAAAGCACCACTTCCGTCAGTTCTTAAAAACTGTCC